GCTCCAGTTAGGAGGATGATGTGGCAGAAATAGAATATGGTGGTGTCAAACTTGGAGGCAGCAAACTACTTCTTATAGTGCCATTGATCGGCACCCTCGTAGGCGGTCTATATGGTGGGTTTGAAGCGTACCAACGCTACCTGAGTATGGAAGCTAGGATCAATGAATTTGTATCACCTGACCTATCTGACTACGACAAGCGTATAGCTATCATGGAAGGTAAGTTTGCTGTTATAGACCGAGGCATTGCCTTAGTAAAAGATGAGATTACTTTAATTAAAGAGAACACTGATAAGCAGTATCTAACCATCAAAGATTTAAAACAGTCTGTGCGTGACGATATTGACCGCCAAGAAAAGATCATCGATAAGGTCGAAGACGACATCTCAGGTATAGAGAGTGACGTTAGGGCCACTATTGATGTGGCTGATGGACGCTTTGAAAGCAAGCGCGATCAATTACAGAACGATTACGAGCAAAAGTCAGACACTATAAGGGCTGACGTAGAAAGAAAATTAACTGAGCTTGAGTCAAGGCTTAATAAAAAGTTGCAGCGCGCACTTGATAACCCACTCGCCAATTAGGAAACAAGACGATGAATGACCGATCATTAACAGACGCAGAGAAAGACGAAATTGCCGAGCTGGCAGCGAATAAAGCCTATGATAGATTTTATCAAAGTGTCGGAAAATCGGTGATGAAAAAGATTCTTTGGATACTGTCCGCTGTAAGCGCAGTTATTTGGATGTACATAAATGGAGATATGCCAAAATGAGTTTTCAATTTGGACAGTCATCGCTAAACAACCGCACGGGTATAGACTCTCGGTTAATTGAAATATTAGATCGTGCAATACAACTATCTATTATTGACTTCGGCATACCTTCTTCTGGTGGCCTGCGCACCGCTGACGATCAAGCCAAGCTGTTCACAGCAGGCAAGTCTAAAGCTGACGGACGCACCAATAAGTCCTACCACCAAACAGGCAGGGCAGTTGATGTGTACGCTTATGTGGATGGCAAAGCAAGCTGGGAGAAAGAGCATCTGGCTCTGATCGCTGCAGCAGTATTGCAGTCATCAGCAGAGCTTGGTTACAAACTTTCTTGGGGTGGCTTGTGGACTAGCTTCTGCGACATGCCTCACTTCCAAATAGGAGAATACTAATGGGCGTTCTAAGCACAATCTTTGGAAGCGGTGACGTTATAGGCAAAGGCATGGATCTAATAGACTCATTCCACACCTCTGACGTTGAAATGATTGAAGCCAAGACCAAAGCCAAGACTGATCTAATGACAGCCTACGCTCCATTTAAGATTGCCCAGCGAATCATGGCTACTATGTTCTCAGTGACTTACATCAGCACTTATATCCTGGTTATTGTTATGACATTTTTAGGTAAAGATGTAGCAGGCGTTAAATCAATTCTTTCTGAGTTTCAGATTGATTGGATAATGCTCACTATTGTCATGTTTTACTTTGGCGGTGGACTAGCCGATAGCGTGATGAAGAAAAAATAATTCCCCAAGGCTCCACCTTTGGCCATCTAAGTCGGTGGTCTTTTTTATGGGTGGTGTTAAGTCATTCAGATTAACCGAGTTAACACCACTGTAAAATTATTATATTTTTTTGCAACATTCTAACTCTGTGTCATTTCTGTGCCATTAGTGGGGCCAGTTGTGGCAAATACAGGCCATTAAAATAGCACAACGGAAAAAGGCAACGCTCCAAGTGATTGAAAACGCTGCCTTTTGATACTGCTATGTGGTGGAGATGGGGGGAGTCGAACCCCCGACAATCACATATGAATCAATAACTTACAAGTGCGCTGTGTCATGATTGTGCTATTTGTCTAAATACGACACGGAAAAAACCGCTATAAGTACGCCTAAGAACCCTGTTCGATTTCCAAAAGAGGAACCGAACTGCCGTCCGAAAAAATAGATTCTGCTTTAGATCCAGCATCTGGGTCAGCATCACTTAACCAAGTTGCATAAGTTGTTGTGGTTATCGTAATACTAGCGTGTCCAAGTTGTTTACTAACCCATCCAATTTGCTCACCAGAGCTAATCATCATCGATGCGTATGTATGTCGAGTTTGATATGGCTTTCTGTACCTAACTTTTGCTTTGCGTAATGCTGGCTTCCATAGAGTTTTACGAATAGCCTGGTCACCCTCCCAAGGAGTATTGGTGCGAGGGTTATGAAATATAACTCCATCTGCTAGTTGCGTATGTCTGCGCTGTCTCTCAAGGGCTAGTCTGGCAGGCTTTAATAGTTTAATGATGCGCTCACCAGCCTCAGTCTTTGTGATCTCAGGCTCATCTGCTGCTTGGGTTAAACCTTTATCTACATTTATAGTGTTATCGATCCAGCCAATATCAGCCCAGGTTAGGGCGACTAGCTCACTAGTTCTCATGCCTGTCCAGAAAGCAAATTGCATAAGGTTATTGCCTTGCTCTGGCAACGCCTCAAGTATTGAAGATTGCTCTAGTATACTGAATGGATCAAGTGATGCCTTGCGCTTCTTGCGTTGGGCTAAAGTTTCCTTCCTGGTGTATGACCAGCCTTTTAAAATATTGTTTTCAAGTATGCCGTCTTGGACAGCTACGCCTAATGCTGTGCGAAGAGGTGATAATATATTCTTGATACGCTTATTGGTGCAATCCAAAGTTGATAGCCACTCACGCACCTCTTTTGTGCCGAGCATCTCAACACTGTGATCACCAAGTGCTGGAATTAATTGAGACATTACTATTGTTTTATAACCATCGTATGTGCTGGATGCAATATTAGATCGTTTTTGTTTTAGCCATACCCGTAAAAATTCTTCTACAGACTGACCATCACAATCTTCTTTTTTAACAGCATGGGTTGAGTTTGGAAAAACTGCAGCATAATCAAATATGCCTAAACTGATTTCGTGGATAATTGAAGAGCGGTGATTAGCCGCCCTTTTTAAGTTAGAGGTCGTAGGTTTGAGGTGGATTGTTTCGCGGCAGCGGATGCCCTGGAACGTAAACGCGATCTGGATTGACGATTCGCTTCTTGCTTTGACTCCTGTGTACTTTCTGACCATTTCTCAAACCCTAAGATGCTTATAATGTAATGACCATCGGGGGCGCGATAAAACTCCTTGCCCTCAGTAAATACCCCGTTCTGACATTTTTTGTAAATGCCGTCATAGCCATAGCCAGATAACTCACAAAACTTTTTAATTAACACGCGATCTAGCATACCTTACTCCCTACAATCCCACTCTTCAACTGAACAGCTAGGCGACACAAAAGATCGCCCACGATTACATGGCTCTGGAATGGCCTTTCGCGCCCACTTTACAAGGTGATGCCTGCGATTAAGCTCATCCAGAAGCGCCTGATCACTGACCATAGTAATCGGAACAGGCACGTGAACCTGGACTTTATTATTCATTACGCAGCCTCTTTAACCCCTAGTATAGTGCGAGTAAACCAGCCCAGTTTATTAACAGTAATAATACTGTGGCGACCCTCATAGCTAAAAGACTTTACTTTGAGTACAGGCTTATCTATTGCAGAGCCAATAGCAGGCTTTTTAATAACACGCCTTTTTTTAATAATAGCCAGCGTATGATCTGCTTGCTTTACAAGGTCTTTAGCTTGCTTTTGAACTTTATTGTATTGTTCGGCATTGGCTTTCTTCAACGTATGCCTCCGCATAAAGCAGGCCTTTTTAGTTCGCTTAAGCTTCTTAGCAATTTTTTCCATATTCAACTTACTCGTCATAACCAAGTGAGTGTCTTCTGGAGTCCAAGGTTTGTTTTGATTTTTTTGTTTCATTGTTATTACCTCAAGTTAAAATGGAATGCCATCACTAAATTCATCAGTCGGGCCTTTGTCCCACTCAGCCATAGCATTTGCTTTAGCTTGCGCCATTTGAGTTGATTGCTGAGGGGGCTGCTGGTGTTGCTGGTTTTCCTTAATAGTTACAGCTAGGCTTAATACTGGGCCTTTTGGGTTGGCATCTGCTTTACGCTTCCACCCACTTAAAAAGTAGTCCTTACCATCGACTAGAATAGACCCAGTAAAATCTGGCTGTGTGTCTTTCGTTTTGGCGTTAGCCCATATCGCACCGCGATTGTTATTATCGTACTGACTCATGCTGCCACTCCTTCATTAACTTCATTACATGCTTTTCGCACTGCATCTTGTTGCTTTGAATTTAACCTGTTCCAAATATCATCCACTTCATGTGGATCAAGTTCGTTAAAACATTCAGCTATTGCTTGGTTATCGCCAGCATCATAACCATCTACAATGCCTTGAATTGATTTCTGCATCTGAGATTTATTGACGCGCTTTTTAGGTTCCGTTGCTGGCTTACCAGGCAATCCCTCAAGTGACATATCCAAACCAATAGCAGTATCGTTTTCATGAACTGTTATATCCTCAGCATCCAAATCAACTTGAGGGATTCCGCAAAGGGCTGAAAGTGCATAACGCCTAGCGTAAGTAATCGCTGAACCAGCGCCCTGTGCTGACACTTTATCCATAGGGAGCAAATACTCACCTTGCAACCACTCACCTGATTCGTGCATTAACATCGTTGATACACCAACACCTCTTCCACCCTCAGACGTTACAGGCAGTTGAACAAACGATAATCCATGCTTTGCAAAAGCTGGCTTGATTACCTTTATGACACTAGCAAGGTCAGCGTAACCAGAATTAAAGAAAGGGTTATTACTATCTTTAACTGCACCACCCATCATTGCCTGAGCCAAGCACAATGACTTAGCTAACTCTTGAATTGATTCACTTTGATTCATATTTCTACTCCCAATAAAATTATTAGTATTACAAACAACCAGCCTTGAACTGACGCACTCATGCTGTCAACCCGATCCAAAACCAGACGTTTACTAATACAAAGATAAAACCGCCTATCACGTTCATCACTGTTGATTGGTTCATAGTTAATACTCCCCGTGATTTTCTTGATAATAAATAGATGCTAGCCCTGGGTCGTGTACGCCAAAAAAATAGATAGCGCATTCTGTAATTATTTCAGTCGCTAATTCTTTAGCTGCTTCTGGGTCGCGTATGTTCATGAACACTAAATTGCGAAGGTCTTCTTCTGTTTTTTCGCCACCCCATTGGTACAGCTCCATGACGTGGTACTCAGTGCCGTTGATAGTCACGCATCCGTGGGCTAGTAATTCTTCAACGATTCCTTCTGTGGATTCGTCAGGAGTAACTTCTGGCGCATCCCAAACATTTGCATGAGTGCTAACTGCATCTGCGATTGGGCAATAGGTTGTATATGAGTTCATTACGCTGCTCCGTTATTAATTAACTACCAATATAATAAGTTAAGTTAACAAGGATTGCAAGTTTAATTGTTAGGTGTTGATTAGTGTCATGTGCTTCAAGAAATTTAGGCCAAAAAAAATCCCCATAATGGAGATCGGTTGATATTGCTGTAAAGGTTACTTATTTAGTTAATTAATTGGGGCCGTTGATATTATCATCGGTCTGGTTGCATCCCATTGCCAATGCCGCCCAGCAGCTTAGCCACATCAATCTCCAGTTGTACAGAAATCGAGGCGTTGTGTCAAAATCAAAATCAACGAGGGTGGTGTACCAAGACCAGTTTGATCCTTCCTCAAGCATCCAGGCCATAAAGGGTGAGCGATTTTTTGACAGGTTAATATTGTTATATTTATTTTTCATAATACTATTCGGCCACGAAAGAGCCGATGACTACTCCAATTATTTTAGTACCAGTAGTTATACTTTCAATTTGATACTGAGGGTTTATTGGTTTTAAAAACTTCTTGCCTCCATCAATTATATATTCTTTGAACGTTGCCTCGCTAGAATCCTCAAGTTTAGCCATCACCCGTGAGCCACTAACTACTGGGGCATCTGGGTCTATAAATATGATGATTCCTGCTGGGTAACTCTTATTCCCTGGATAGGGCGAGGTCATTGAATCCCCGTTGACAGTCGTGGCAAAAGTCCTCTCTCCACACTGGACAGGGCAATAAAGCCAATCCACTGTCTCCTCGTCTAGCTTCATAAACTCTCCTTGATAAAAATTATTAACTTCATTCCACCTGATTAAAGGTATTCGGCTGTGAATAGGTGCAATTGAAACCTCACCGCCAAATGTTGCTCCATGCAATATGTAGTCTGGGGCGCAATCTAACGCCCGTGACAAAGCTGCTAAATGTTTATTTTTAGGTTCTACTTCTGCATTTTCCCAATATGTAATTGAAGTTGCAGATACACCGACCAATCCGCCTAATGCCCGTTGGGTTAAATTTTTCTCTATTCTGCGAGATTTAATTCGCTGCCCAGAAGTTGTCATTTGTTTAATCCTACTGTCGATTTATCTTTTCAAACACTTAAATAGCGTTAAGTAATCTTAACGGGTTGTTAGATAAGTTGCGTTAGTGGTATTATATAAGTCAACTTAACAAGGAGGCAGTATGCTGAAGTACGATTGTATTACTCATTTTGGCACTCAAGCCGCACTTGCGAAGAAGTTAAATATCTCTTCTCCAGCCATTTCAGTGTGGGGTTCAGTGATACCAGAGAAGCAGGCGTTTCGCTTGCAGATGATAACTGGGGGCGTTTTAACGTATGACCAGGCGCACTATCAAACAGATCAAACTGCTCAGTCAGAGGTGGTGGCATGACCGATAAACTAAGCAACTCAGTGACCTCATCTTTTGACGATGAGTTATACGCGTTTGCAAAGGCTGATGCCTCGCTAATGGGAGTTGATGTGTCTACATACATAAGAGCCACCTTGATTGAAAAACGTGAAAAACGATTCAGTGAGCTTAGTGTCTTCCAAGACCTAATGCCGATCAAGAAAATTAATAAATAGATAAAAATTATTAAATGTCGAGCTGCGTATGAAATACACAATTTACGTTAATCAGGCTAAAGCCATTGATCTAGGGTTGACCAATATTAATCAAGCCATGATTTTTGACTTACTGACTACAGCTAGTACTTGGGCAAAGCCAAGCACCATAAATGGTGAGGTTTATTACTGGGTCGCCAGGCAAGCTATTTGCTCAGAGCTTCCCATACTATCAATGAAGCCTGACACTGTTTACAGGCACTTAAAAAGCCTTGCTGATATAGGTTTGATTGATTACAAGAAAGACGGCAAGAAGGACTGTATTCGCGTTACAGCTTTAGGCACAACATACCTTACAAGCACTATGTCGGAAATAAATCCGAGTGCTTCTAAAAACACGGAAATGAATCCGAATAAACACGGAAATGAATCCGAGAATAAATCGGAAATGAATCCGACATATCCTACTACTATAAACAATCAATCTACTAAATTATCAATAAAAGACTCCCACTTTGAAAAATTCTGGGAAGTGTATCCAAAAAAGAAAGCTAAACAAGATGCAAAACAAGCATACGCCAAGGCTTTTGATCACGAAGACTTTAAAGATATTGAGTCTCCTCACGAATTTATTATGAACGCACTGATTAACCAAAAGGAATCAGGTCAGTTTAACGAAATGAAATACACACCTCATGCAACATCATGGCTAAACAAGGCTAGGTGGAGCGATGAAATCGAAGAAAACGAATATGCCGCGAATAGCAATCAACTGATTGTTGACCAAAAAGAACGCAGGCTATCCATAACAAAAAACGTATTAGACATACACAACACCGATTGGTAATTAGTAAAAGGATTTTACATGAGAACAATTTTCTGGAAGGGCAGCGAATATAAGCAAGGTCTGAATGATCTCTTTTACTACAAAGCCAGTTTAAATGAATGGAATAAAGCCAGCAATCAAAAACAGATTGGCAAGCAATGGGCCGAAAAGCAACATAGATACACCGAAAGTGATGGGCGGTTGTTACATCTATTAAAGACGACAGGGCCGTTAACCGCACTGCAAATAACGCAAATGCTGAACATGAGCGTATCTGGTGGAAAGTCATTTGTTGGGCGTTTAAACCAGCTTGGGCTAGTGGAGAAAAAAGGGTTATTTAAAGGCAACGCAGGCAACGGCAGATCACCTGTTATCTGGGGGTTGGTAGCATGAAATATTATCTAAAGCCACTGAGCCCTAAAAGCCCGTATGAAGAGTTGATTGGCGACTATAAAGGCCCCATTACCCAGGCTGGCTGGGGTGAGGTGGGCGGCATACCCACAATCATGAAGCAACACATGAATCCATTAGCTAGAAAAATTGCATCAAGCAAGTTTAATCAACGGAGAACCTCATGAAAGCAACTAGCAAGAAAGCATTTGCATCTGTACAGGATGAAGCAGTCAGGCAGCGCATCAAGATGAAGCAGTTTGTTGAAGACCATGCTAATCATACAAGCAATGAGCTAGGTGACTTATCAGACGAATTTGATCGCTACCAGTTTGCTAGACGATTACCTGAGTTAAGAGACAAAGGGAAGCTAATAAACCCTCACACGCGATTCTGTGAAGTGTCAGGTAGGGAAGCGATGACCTGGGCTGTTGCAGTATGAGCGATAAGGTCATATTTCAAGTTACCAGCGTAAACGTGTCTGGAATGATTACAGAAATCTGCTCACTGATTAACAGGGGTCTTTTCAAGGGTGTTGTCGAAGTTGTGTTACAGCGCCCAGCGAGAAGCCTTAGCCAAAATAGAAAAATGTGGCCCATGCTCACTGATGTGAGTAAGCAGGTTAACTGGTATGGCGAAAAACTCGACAATGAAGATTGGAAAGATGTTTGCATGTCTAGCCTTAACAAACAAAGGGCAGTGCCAGGTATCGATGGCGGTTTCGTCGGATTGAGCAAAAGAACAAGCAAGTTAGACAAGGAAGGGTTTGCCCAGTTGATTGAGGTGATCTATGCATTTGGGTCTGACCAGAACGTAGCCTGGAGTGAGCCAGCATTACAAACCTACAGCAAATACAAGGAAGCGGCATGAAAGTATTAGTGGCGTGTGAGTATAGCGGCAGGGTTAGAGATGCGTTTATTAGGGCAGGGCATGATGCTATGTCGTGCGACTTATTACCTAGTGATTCTGATTTTGGTGAGCATTATGAGGGCAGTGTATTTGATCTCGACCTAACTCAGTTCGATCTAATGGTAGCTCACCCACCTTGCACTTACCTAGCTAACTCAGGTGTACAGCACCTACACAAAGACCCTTTTCGATGGAAAGAATTAGACGCAGCAGCAGCATTCTTTAAGCAGTTACTTGATGCACCTGTCCCACGCAAATGTATAGAAAACCCAATTATGCACAAGTATGCGAGAGATCGTATAGGTGGAGAGAAGTATAGCCAGATCGTCCAGCCTTGGATGTTCGGACACATGGAGCAAAAGGCAACTTGCTTATGGCTCGAAGGATTACCAGATTTATTGCCTACTAATATTGTGAAGGATGAAATGATGCTGTTACCAAAGAACGTAAGGGAGCGGTTGCATTACTTACCACCAAGTCCTGATCGATGGAAGCTACGATCAACTACCTATCAAGGTATAGCTGATGCAATGGCTGCCCAATGGGTAGATCAACTATTAGAGGCGGCAGCGTAATGGGAGCCATTAAACGCACTCCAGCCGACAAAGCATTTAGTGATTGCGTTAGGTCTGCCGCAGAATGGACTTGTGAGCGATGCCACACTTATTACGAGGAAGGTAGGCGTATGGGTCTGCACTGCTCTCACTATCATGGTCGTGGTAAATGGGGCATCAGATTCTGTGTCGAGAATGCTGAGGCTCTTTGTTACGGGTGTCACTCTTACCTTGGTTCGCAGCCCAACCTCCACTCTGATCACAAGCTAGAGCTATTAGGTCAGGGTGCAATAGACATACTTAGAGAAAAATCAAATGACACCTCATTGGGTCGATTGGCTAAACGCGACGTAAAGTTTATCGCCAAGCACTACCGAGAAGAATTTAAACGCATTCATCAGTTACGGCTTGATGGTGTAACAGGCAAGATTGAAATTAATAGTTGGAGTTAGAGATGACAGCAGCAAAGAGTACAGCAGTGAAGATCAAGGTTAAGCACGTTGGTCGATTTCCACTTCCCGTTTATGCAACAAATGGTTCCGCAGCTATGGATCTACACGCTGAAATAAGCCGAAGCCAGCATGTTATTCAAGGCGAGTCGGAGTTAATACCAACGGGCCTCTGGTTATCAATACCCAAAGGGTACTGCGCCAAGATTTATTCACGCTCTGGTCTAGCCAATAAGAAAGGCTTATGTGTTAGCTCAGGCGTAGGCGTAATTGATTCTGACTACCGAGGTCAGGTGTATGTGTCCCTAATTAACCTTAGCCCAGTGACTCGCTATGTAGAGCCTGGTGATCGCATTGCCCAAATAATGGTAGAAAAAATAGAAACCATTGCCTGGCAACCAGTGGATGAGTTAGACGAGACTGATCGTGGCATCGGAGGCTTTGGCTCTAGTGGCGAAAAGACGATCACATAACTATTTGCGAGAGCGTTATAACTGCTCACATGAAGAAATTATTACCCTGTTTTCTATGAGGGGTTACACCCTTCGTGAGACTGCCCAAGCGTTGGACATGAAGTATTCAACATTGAAGACGCAGGCGTGGAAATTAGGTATTAAGTTCACACCAGTCGATATGCCTGGGTTTAATCCTGCTAACGTCATCTACCAGGGAAAGGAATATCTAATTAAAGACCTAGCATCAGAGCATGGTATGAAGATGAAAACCTTATCAGACCGCCTCAGATACGGCTGGACAGCAGAACAAGCTGTGACCACACCAGTACGAGATGGCAACTGGACGCACCGAGAAGGGACTGACAGAGAGCCTACGGGTACGGACATAACAAGCATTTGGCTACGAAAGGCGTGGAAGTTATGAATGAATCAGATCAAAGCGTTGTAGATGAAGGAGCATTACTAATCTGCTTACTGGTAACAATGATTACTGAGCTAGGCGATAGACCCCGTAATGAAGAAGATGATGAAATTATAGAGTCGGCAATGAACTGGGTAGAAGAGTGTACAGATGTTGTGCAAATACTTTCTATGACTGAACATTAATCTAAGGTAGTAGGAGTAGATCGTGGCTAAAGGAAAGAAGACAGGCGGCAGGGTAGCAGGAACACCCAACAAAGATAACCAAAGCATCATGGATAAGTTAGCAGAGCTTAACTGTGACCCGTTAAAGGGGATGACAATCATTGCTGAGAAGTCTATGGAAGCAAAAGACTATGCTATGGCGTTTCAGTGCTTTAAAGAGCTAGGCCAGTATGTAGCGCCTAAACGAAAGTCTATTGAAGTTAATTCGCATGTGTCGTTTGAGCAAAGTTTACACGGCCTTACGGATGACGAGCTAGATGCAACATTGAAGGGTTACAACCTTGATTCAACAAGAGTATAGCCGAGTCGAGTTAATCTTATTAGCTGAAGAGCGCATCAGGCGAAGCAAGGTGTACCGATACCGAGAGATCTTCCCTGACCTGTACAAGTTCCAGGCAGACACAGTGCGGTTTACTAAGAATAAGACTGCAGTATTACTGTGCGCGGCTAACCGAATAGGCAAGACCTATTTAGGCACTTACATTGACGCTGTTCACCTCATGGGTGATTACCCTGACGAGTGGGATGGTCACAAATTTGAACACGCACCGACTTGCTGGCTGCTAGGGTACTCAGGGGAGAAGACCAGGGACTTATTACAGACCGCATTGTTTGGCAGGTTGGAGGATCGAACATTCTTAGGTGGCCTAATCCCTGCTGACCTGATTGTGGATTACGTTTCTATGACAGGCACAAGTGGTGCGATGCGTGAGGTCAGGGTAAAGCACACATCTGGCGGTGTATCGATCTGTCAGTTCTGGTCATACACGCAGGGCCAACACGCGCTTATGGGTGACAGTGTTGATTGGTATCACATCGATGAGGAACCCAAAGATCAAGCCATCTATCCACAGGTGGTGACAAGAACACTAACAGGCGACCAGGGCAAAGGCGGCAGAGGCATACTCACCTTTACGCCAGAGAATGGCCGCACCGAGACAGTGATTAGCTTTATGGATGATCCAGGTGAGGGCCAGGCATTTATACAAGCAGGCTGGGATGACGCACCACACCTATCAGAAGACGCTAAACGATTAATGCTGGATCAATACCCTGCCTACCAACGAGACATGAGATCCAAGGGCATACCGATGCTTGGGCATGGCAGGATTTATGACCTAGACGAAGACAGCATCAAGTGTGATCCATTTAAAATACCTGATCATTGGTTTGTCATTAACGCGATGGACTTTGGCTGGGAGCATCCGCAAGCGCACGTTCAGCTTATCGAAGACCGAGAGAGTGGCACGTTCTACGTTACTCAGGCGTGGAAAGCAAGTCATGTAGCACCAGAAGTAGCCTGGGCTACAGTAAAGCCTTGGGCATTGGGCGTACCTACATCATGGCCCCTGGATGGATTGCAGACAGAAAAGAATGGCACAGCTAATCAGCAAAAAGATTACTACATCGATGCTGGTTTTGACATGTTGCACAAACACGCCTCATGGCCTGATGGCACTAATGGTGTTGAAGCTGGGTTGTACGAGATTAGAGACTTGATGATCAAAGGTCGGTTCAAGGCTGATCGTAACCTGCGTGACTTCTTCAATGAGTTTAATCAATACCACCGCAACGACAAGGGCAAGATCAGCAAGACAATGGATGACCTACTGGATGCGCTGCGCTATGCCTACATGATGCGTAGGTACTCAATACCTTGGGGTGAGCGCAACAGGCAATCGTCACCAGGCGTTATAGGTTCAATCTAATAACCGAGCAGAAGTATGTGAAATTATGAATATCATTAAACAAACTCCAGAAATGATTTTAGAGAACTGGAATTTTTTTGCTTACGCTATTGAGTCAACTGCGAGAAAAATAGGCGAGGCATATACGCCTTTACAGTTCTACGAGGTAATTGATTCGGGTGAGGCCACAGCATTCAATGTTTATGAAGCTGACGAGTTAAGAGGGTTGCTGGTTCTAACAGATCATAACGACAGGTACACAGGAAATTCTGTGCTACACGTTGATTTTGTTTATCTAACTGGGCCTAGCCTAATTGCCGAGCTAGAAGAAACAATTAACAGGATTGCTGAAGAAGCATCGTTTGATCAGATTGAGTTTAGAAGCCCAAGAAGGGGTTGGTTTAAATATTTAGATGCGGCTGGATTTAAAACCAGCGCCACATTTTATAAGGAGTTGTAATGGGCGGTTCAAGCGGTGGTACAAGCAGTGGTGGTAATGACAATGATAGCGGCAATGATGACAAGCCAGCTAAGAAAAAGAAAGTCACACCTAAAGTAAAAAAGAAAGTCACACCTGAGAAAAAAAAGGACAATGGCTCTGGCAAGTATTTTAAGACACCTAAAGCAGTAACCACGCCAGTAACTACGCCAAACAATAATAATGGAGGTGGTCATCCTGGCGCTACTGTTACGCCAAAAGCCACTGTTACGCCAAAAGCCACTGTTACGCCTAAAATTAATTATGGCGGTCATCCTGGTGCTGTTGCTTCGACTCCAAAACCGACTCCGAAGCCAACTCCTATAGCACCGCCACCTACAATGGTTATTGCTCCTAAGCCTACACCTCCAAAGAGCGGTGGACACCCTGGTGCAATAGCGCCACCTCCAGTGCTAAAGCCTAAACCTGTGGTTACTCCTAAGCCTGCTCTACCTAATACGGGAAGCCCAGGCGCTGCCCCACCAGAGGTATACACCAAGCCATTACCATCGCCTAAGATTGTCAAAACGCCAATCCCTCAAGTGCCAGTTGATACTAAGGCCGCTGATGACTTAGCAGCTAAGGTAGCCGCAGAAGATAAGTTAGCGAAGGATACGGCAGCTAAAGATAAATCTGACAAAGCCGCGAAGGATGCCGCAGCAGCCAAAGCTTTAATCACACAAGCCGAAGCTAAAGCCGAAGCGGAAAAGGTTAAAGCAGCCGCAGATAAGGCTAAAGCATCCATCCTTCTTGGTAAAAAGAACGAAGCCTTAGCTCGTAAGGAAAAGGAGCTTGATCCTGTTGTAGCCCCAGTTAAAGAGACTGAGCCAGCCAAGAAAGAGCGTATTAATCTATCAAAGGATAATAAAACTGTTGCCGAGGTGCCTAAGTATGACCAAAAGTATTGGGCTGACAAGTTAGCCAAGGGCAAGGCTGATGGCAATGATGATATTCAAGGCGACTTGAAGAGAGAGATGGATAGTATCGGCAAGAAGAAAGCTTATTCAGGTGACAAGGTTATTACTGAAGACATGAAGCGTAAAGCATCAGATGACCTTAGCCGAATTACTGGATCTATGGCTGTACTTGATGAGTCTGGCGACCCTGAAATGACAGCAGCAAAGAAAGCGGATTTAACTAAGGCAGGCATTTTGGTTGGTGGCGTAACCAAAACTGAAGAGAAGAGTGGCTTGCTGGGTGAGAGGCTAGACACGACCTATAACTACAAGGGTGGGCCATCGATTGTCACTAGGGCAACTGATCCTATTATTAAGGGTGTTCGTTTAGGTGATAAGACCTCCACTACATTTGTTAACGGAGTAGAGGTGGCAACAAAGACAGGTAGTGATCCTCTAGGAAAAGATGCAAAGGTAACTAGGCCAGAGGGTTTAGCCAAAGGCATTAATGACAAAGTTGAAGCTAGCCCAGACCCAATCAAAGAAATCGTAGACATTGATAATCAGATCAAGACCGAGACTGACCCTGTAAAACTCAAAGCATTGCACAAACGCAGGCTAATGTTGATGCGTATGAATCGAACAAATACTAGATTTGCTGGTCTTTTAGGCGAAGCTGACACTAAACGAACAAACTTAATGAGTATCGGATAATGTATGAAAAAGAGCCTGGCAAGCAAATAGAGCCAACTGTGTCTCCCATCGCGCTATTAAAGCGTTATGACCGATTAAAAGGCGATCGCACAAACTGGGATACGATGTGGGAGGAGCTTGCCACTTACCTAATGCCTGGTAAGACTAACTTTATCACGACCACCACTAGAGGCACTAAACGGGCTTCTGAGGTCTATGATTCCACTGGCATCCATGCGTTACAGATACTATCAGCGTCACTTCATGGGTCGCTTACAAGCCCATCAACTAAGTGGTTTGGACTACGCTTCCGTGAAGATGAGTTAAATGAGAACAAGGAAGCCAAAGATTGGCTAGAGCAGTGTTCTAAAGGCATTTTCCAAGAGTTCGGCAAGTCTAACTTTTCGACAGAAGTGGCTGAGGCTTATCAAGACATGGTGGGCTTTGGCACTGCTGTATTGCAGTTTGACGTAAAGACTAAAGATGCCGAGTTTGATGGCTTTAACTTTAGAGCGTGTCATTTAGCTGAAGTCGTTATTGCTGAGAGTGAAGAAGGCCGCATTGATACAGTATTCCGAAAGCTTAAGCTGACCGCACGACAAGCGCACCAGAAGTTTGGCGATGCCTGTGGCGAGAAGTCCATGAAAGCTCTAGAGACTGACCCTGATAAAGTGTTTGAATATGTACAGGCTGTGTTTCCCCGTGAGTTAAAGGGTGAGCCAGCGATGGTTGCACCACCTAATATGCGCCCGTGGGCCTGCTACTTCATTAGCGTTGAAGACAAAAAGATTTGCAAAGAGTCTGGCTATTACGAGTTGCCATTTATGGTTCCTCGCTGGGCTAAGACTACGGGTGATATTTATGGCTTTGGCCCTGGCTGCGTAGCTCGACCTGATGTGAAAACCTTAAATGAGGCCCGTAAACTTGCCATGAAAGCCTGGGAGAAGTCCATAGACCCCCCACTCAAGGCGATGCAAAACGGCATACTAGGCAAGATTGATTTGCGTCCCAGTACAGTTACTTATGTGCGCGACATGAATAACCTAGAGCCAATCGTCAATCAAACTAACTGGAATGCTGACAGCCTGATGCTAGGTGACGTTCGCGCTTCAGTCAGGCGTATCTTCTTCTCTGATCAGCTTGAATTGAATGAAGGGCCACAGATGACCGCCACTGAGGTTCAAGTTCGTTATGAGCTTATGCAAAGGCTTCTTGGCCCTACCCTGGGCAGGCTTCAGTCTGAGTTCTTAAACCCTATTGTTGAACGCGCTTTTTACTCTATGTTGCGAGGTAATGATTTGCCACCAATGCCAGAGATATTGCAAGAAGTGGGAGGTGACCTTGATATTGAGTATGTAGGCCCACTAGCACGATCTCAGAAGATGGAAGAAGTGACAGGTATCCAACGTGCCATCGATGGAATCATGCAACTGGCCCAGGTTAACCCAGAGGTGTTGGACATCGTTGACGTTGATAAGGCAGGCCGCACGATCTCGGACAGGTTAGGCGCACCAGCCGATATTTTGTTAGGTGATGAGCAAGTGGCTGAGCTTAGACAGTCACGACAGCAACAGCAACAAGCACAAGCAGAAATGGAGCAGGGTCAGCAAGAGATTGCAGGCGCACAACAAGTAGCAGAATTGGAGCAGACAGTTAATGGATCAGTTCAGTAAAGACGTTAGAGAATTATTTAGCAGCAAAACAGGTGAGAGGATACTTGCCAATATGAAAGTGGCCTATGGTGATCGAATTTCGTTCAGCAAAGACCCCTGCGAAACTGCCTTTAAAGAAGGGCAGCGAAGCATATATTTAGAAATTAAAAACACAGTGGAGAAAGACAATGAGTGAAGAAGCAACAACAGAGTCATGGCATTCAGGTTTATCTGATGAATACAGGGGCAATGAATCCCTGTCGCAGATACCTGACCTTAATACTTTGGCGAAGTCTTACCTTGACGCGCAGCAATACGCAGGCGGCTCAATACGGATACCTGGTGAGGACGCAAGCACAGACGATTGGACAGCGTTTAACTCTAAGCTAACCGATAAGGTGCCTACGCTTTTAAACCTGCCTAGTGATGAAGTAGAAGCCCGTAATGCGATGTATGCGCGTCTTGGTCGTCCTGAATCTAAAGATGGCTATCAAGTTGAAGGGGCTGACCCTGATTTCTTAGAGTGGGCGCATGAGAATGGCTTGTCTACTGCCCAGGTCAAATCTTGGCATGAGAATACGAAAGGGCAAAACACCCAAGAGGGTGAAGATTACGACACTAAAATGCAAGAGGCTAATGACTTGCTCAAAAAGGAGTGGGGTCATGCTTATGATGCAAAGCTTTCACAAGCTAAAAATGCAGTCATGGCTTATGCCGATGCAGAAACACAGCAGTTCCTTCTTGATTCAGGTCTAGCTAACAACCCTGGCATGATTCGTTTAATGGCTGGCATAGGGGCAACACTCACTGAAGAGCAGTCAGCAGGCATTGAGTCAAGCACACGCTTTACCCTGTCACCCACTGAAGCAATGGATCGAATAAGTGAGGTCAGGCGCAACATGGAACACCCTTACAATATTAACAATCACCCACAGCATAGGGCTGAAGTAGAGAAGATGGAAAGGCTCTACACACAGGCCTATCCAGAAGAGGTTTAATTTCCTAATAACCGAGCAGTATTGAACGAACATCTAATCAACAGGGTAGCTAAACCTTAGTCCTGTAGGTTAGATGAGCCGTTTCTCATATCTCGTTGAAGCAAGCGTTATTGCCAGTGAAGAGTCCGATAGTCGGGTAGCTCGAAGCGCCAATTTCAATTGCCAATTCGGAGATACCCTCATGGCTAATACAATCAGTAAAGCGTTTGTCCAACAGTTCCAGGACAACCTAATCCACCTAGCATCACAAAAAGGTTCGCGTTTACGCGCATCAATAACCGAGCAGTCAGTAACAGGCGAGAAGTTCCACTTTGAACGTCTTGGTAATGTCGCTGCTGTCGTCAAGTCTAGCCGTCACACTAATACTCCAGTGTTGGAAGTTCCACACTCTCGTAGGACTGCGTCAATGACTGACTATCACTGGGCTGATCTTATCGATGATGAAGATAAGGTTCGTATGTTAATCACCCCAGAGTCCCATTATGCCAAATCGGGTGCTAACTCAATGGCTCGCGCATTTGATGATTTAATCATTGCTGCTGCCACTGGCAACGCTGTCGATGGTGATGGGTCTAACGTGGCATTGCCTGCTGGTCAAAAGATCGCGCATGGTTCTGCTGGTTTAACCCTTGCTAAATTGATCTCTACTAAAGAGATTCTTGATGGCAACGAAGTAGACGAAGAAGAGCGTTTCTTTGTGTTGGGTTCTCA